CCTCCCACCCCTTTTCGTGGGACCACCGGCCGGGGCGTTTGCTGCCTGGTGCAATGGGAAGGACGCTGATACCGCGCTCGATGAACTTCCATGCGTGCTGTGCGAATGCTGATTCGGTCATGCTTGTTGTTTCTTGGGTACAGGGGCCCAGCCCTGCCAGAATGAATCTTTGCCGTTCCACTGGCCGTAGGTGGCCACGCCACCGGCGCCCAGCAGCTGCACCTTCACACCGCGCGGGCAGGTGGACATGGGTTGCCAGAAATAATCCTGGTCAACAGCGGCCGCGCCAGTGTCGTCGATCTTGACTGTCATGCCGCCAGGCCCGCCCACATGCCGTGCACACCGCCTTGGGCCAGCTTCGAGCGGGCGCCGTGGCGCGTGACCGACAGCAGCGCCTTGCGCTTGTCGCGGTATTTCTTGCACGACTCTGCCACGGTGGCCACCTTGGGCTTGTACGCATCGCGCTTGGTCGGGTGGAACTCGTAAAACTCACGCTGTGGTCCTGTGGTGTGCACGCGCGCGTACCGCTTCACACGCACTCGGTAGGGGTCGCCCAGGGGCCGGTCGCGCAGCTTGGCAATCATGGTGCGGTAGGTGGCCCGTGGGATACCTGTCTCCAAGGACAAATCCTCGGTGGACATGCCGGGGGTGGCGCGCAAGACTTTTTCGAGGGCAATGAATGCTCGGGTTCTCAGAGGATTCATGCCCGTGCACCCTCCCAGCACAGAATGGCCACCAGCTGGACCGCCAACGCGGCCTCGATGTTGCCCGCGTACAGGCCGAAGATTGAGAAAATGTAAAGTCCGATGGCGAGTTTCATAGCAGTGCATCCTCAAGAGGTTTTGGTGGTTTGACCGGTGGGTTGTACGGTTTGCCCTTGTACGTCGGGAAGGGCCAGACCGGTGGGTGTGATTGTGCTGGAATCATGAGTCCAACCCCGTGCGGTGTTCGTCGTGGATTTTGTCTTGCAACTCGGCCAAGGCCTTGCGTGCTTGCCACGCTGTAATCCACTGGCGTTTCGGTGAACGGCACGGGGTACACAGATAGTCGAAGTCGCTGGCGTAACCGCTACGACATTTGTAGCAAACGAGCCTGCCAGTGCGCGGGCTGGTGAGGGGTGGGCGTGGGGTGTTCGCGTTGGTCATGATTCGCCATCCAAAGCCAGTTGCAACCGGTTCTGCAGCTGATGCAGTTCATAGCCGCTCAACCCTTCGGCATCGTCGGTGCTGGCCACAATGTCCAGCGCCTGCACAACCACGCCGCGATGCAGGATGCACAGGCCCAGCGGTTTGAGTGCCCTGGCCAATTCCAACACCGGCATGGGTTCATCGCTTTCGCGCAGGATCGTTCCAATCAGGTTGTAGACGGCCTGGCACTGCGCGGCTGCGCTCTGATGCGCCCGTACCGCGCGCTCAATTTCGTGTGCTGCGTCTTTGAGGCTCATGCGGCACCGCCCTTCTCTGGTGGCTTGATGCCGTGGGCAGCCTCAATGGCGCGGGCCACTCGCTTGGCAAAAGCCAAGTCGCCGAATGTGTCGAACTCTTTGAAGAACACTTGTGCAATTTCTGCATCCGTCAGCCCCACCACTTGCGCGGCTGGCTGTGGTGCGGCGTTGAGCATGGCGCGGTTTATCGCTTTCACAGCGCGAGCTAGGCCGCGCAATTCATCGCTTTGCGCGAAGTCGTTGTATAACCCGTCCCATGCATCAAGCATTGGTCCGATCAGAGGCATGACCTCATTCGATTGAGCTTGCCTTAATTGTTCAACTTCGCTGGCTGGCTCGGCCTGCACTGGCGCGGGGTGGGTGTATCCCTCGACGCAGTGCGCAAACATCGCCTTGGCCTGATCTGCGGTAAGCAGGTTGGTGCCAATCGGTTCGTACTTGGCGCGCCCAAACTGGGGGTGGTCATAGTCGCTCTCCCGCTTGAACGAAATTCCGTTGTCGGGATGGAAGTCAGCGGGCAGCTTCCAGGCAAGAAAACGGTTGACCATGTGGTCTACCAGCGCCACAGGCTCGGCTTTCTCCAGCCCTTCTAGTGCGGCGCGCACTGCGGTGCAAAGCTCGTTGAAGCTGACTTTGTTGGTAGCTGCAAACTCGTAAAGCGGCGCGTAGTTCAGCGCGGTCTTGATGGGGTCGGTCATTGGGTGTCCTTTGCTCGTTTCGCCAGCGATTCTCGGACTCGGGTAAACGCTTGCTCTACGGTTTCGCGGGCTTGGTTCTCAAAACCAAACAGCGCCAGCAGGCGGGCGAGTTCGTCAATGCTGGCGAGCATTGCTTTCTCGGGCGAGGCGACAGCACCGGCACCGCCCTTACAAGAAAACTCGGAGCGGTAGCCGTCGCTGCCGGTATAGGCAATCGTCACGCGGGCGCGTTTCAGGGTTGGGTCGCTCATGTCGTTACCTTTGGTGCGTTGGCGCGGATGGCTACTTTGCATTGCGCGATGCCGTGACGGACCTCTCCGAAAGATGGCCCGATGTTTTGGTGGTAGACCGCATCACAGGTGGTTTGATCCTGCTCTGCCTGCCAAGCGGCAACGAGAGTGGCGAAGCGTTGGAAGTCTTCAAGGTCTGTACCGCACTCGGGGCAAAAGTCGTTTATGCACCAAACCGAAATGCCAGCCTCACGCGCCCACTGCGCTACTTGTTCAGGTGTGGGGTTCATGTCTTGCTCCTTGCGTAATCAATTGCTATACGCCACTGGTCTATTGACCAGCCCTCACGAAGACCTTTGAAATAGTCGGCCATGAAGTCAGACGGCTTTGGTGTTTCCGAAACGTACCAAACAAAACGTTCCGCATCAGCTTTCAGCGCGGCGTTCTCTGCCTCAAGTGCGGCGAGGCGGTCGAGTAGTTCGATGGCGGTCTTGGGGTTGAAGGCGGCGATGTAGTGACAGGTGGGAAATTCGCAGTTCTGTGCCGGAGGCCAGTCCGAGTGCCTGCCGGTTTCAATGTCCACGGTGCCATCGTCGTTAACCTCGCGGCAAACAAACCACGGCCCCGGCGTTGCCGCTTCCGCCACCCGGCGCAGTTCTTCGGTGTTCATCGTGCGGCCTCCGAGAAAACGTGGAACACCAGCGCCCCGCCATTAAGCATGAAGCTACCAATGTGCTGACCCACCTCGCCCAGTTTGTGGCCAGTACCTGCAATACGGAAAGAATGACTTACCAAAGGTTCTTCGGTGTCAACCTGTGCCCACAGTTGCGGGGTTCCATTTTGCATTTCAACGTGCAGGGGTTTAGCGCCCTGCGGCATATAAATTGAAACCCAGTCGTTCAGCGCAAGCGAGTACTTATAGATTGTTTTCATCGCACACCCTCCAATCCCACCACCACCCGGATGCTTTGCGCGGCATGGATGATTGCCGTCGTCGAGCCCTCGCGGATCGCGGCCACTGCACGCTCACAGCCAGCGGCGAAGGCCCGCACGTCGTCTGTTGTGATGACACCTTTGGATTGGGCACGCTGGGTGGCCGCGCTGATGGCGCCACGGATCACGCGCATGTCGGGCGTGTCCTCGGTGCGCTTGTCGTAGACGTGCACCATGCCGCCAATCGTCAGCATGGTGGCCATGGCCCCCAGGATGTCGGGCGCGTCCTCGCCAATCGACATCCATGCGCGCGTCTGGTCCACCAGCAGGGCATCCAGCCACATTTGACGCGCCGCGTTGGCGGTGGCGTCGTACTTGGCCTGGCGCCGCTGGGCGTCGGTCGGCGCATGTGTCGCGCCGCGTTGGAGAAAAGACATCAGATTCATATTGCGGTCCTACTGGTTAAAACGGGATGCCGTCATGCTCCCAACCTTCACACTTGACCTTGCCGGTCACGTAATCGGGTGGTGGTGTGGCATTGAACTTGTCGCACTGCGCACGCTCGTAATGAACGCAGCCCTGGCAACTGACGTTGATGCGCCGGTGACGTTCGAGCGCGTTGGTCAGCGCGGCCTCGACCTCGACCCACTCGCGCAGCGTCATTTTGTATTGGTCGTTTTGTGGCGATTGCATACCCACCTCCGTGCACCGAGTGTCAACTTGATCGAGCCACCACCGACAGGCCGGTGACAGCCACACAGCGCGCACCATTTGACGGTGCCCATGTTGGGGAAGGGGGTCATGTCTGACGGGCTTTCAGCATGGCGTCGGCTATTGCATACGACTTGCGCGAAAGCCACCCCCCAACCGTTTCGTTAGGGCGCACGTCGCTGATGGATGAAATGTCGCAACCGACCAAGCTCTGCATCGCCTTGGCTGCGAAGTAATCGCGCAGGGTCATGCCGTCCATTGAGGGGTTATACGACCCCGGCTGTGGCATCGGAAACGCTGGCCCGCCGTTGTCATTCGCACTCACGACGCACCCTCCACCAGATCCGGCCGCACGATGGCCAGGGGCAGGCCCGACAGGCGCGATACAAGCTCGGCGTGGTCCACCGGCACGGCCTTCCAGCGGTAGACAGCTTGCTTGGTGATGCCCAGCATTTCACTCAGCACCTTGGCGCCACCAGCCTTGTTCACCACGTACTTGATCGTGTAGCCCACCGGGCTCGACTTGGGCTTTTTGTACGGCCCCCGTTTTTCTCTCAGCGTCATTTGCTTGTCCTTTCAATGGGTTGTACTGACTGGCGAAGTTTAACAAAACTCAACCTATTTCATGTGTTGAGATTTTCAATATATTTTGATAGTGTGGCGCCACGACAACGACTGACCGACCGACATGACTGTCCTCTCGACCCGCATCAAGGCAGCACGCAAGTCAATCCACCCCAACGTCACCCAGCGTGACGTGGCAAAACGCTTCAAGCTCTCGCCCAGCGCCGTGTGCTTGTGGGAGTCAGGCCAGACCGAACCGGGCGCGAAGATGCTGGCCGACCTCGCGCAGTGGTTTGGGGTTTCTACCGATTGGCTGCTGGGGGTGGACGCCAAGACGCCGACATCGCGCAACGCGCCCAAGCCCCCGGTGTTCACGGTGCCAGTGGTTCCGCCAAGCGCCCTGTCCCGCTGGAAGCTCGACACGGTGATGGCCCTGCTGCAAACCGCCGTGCTGTATCCGCTGGGAACCGCCGCTGCTATGGTGGTGGAGTCGGTTTCGCTGGGCAGCGCCTGCCCTCGCGGCTCGTATGCCGTCGTCAGCAAGGCCCATGACCTGGTGCCCGGCTGCGTGGCCTTGGTTGTCACCGGCCGGGCCAGCGAACCGGTAATGCGGCGCTACATGCAGGACGGCCGCGAACGCCTGCTGGTGGCAGATGACAACCGCTTCCCCACCTACCGGCTGGACGATGGCGTGCGCGTCATTGGCCGCGTCGTCGAAGTCACGACCCGTACCACGTTGATTTAATTCTGTTGTCGTTTTTTCGCCACAGCGCACGCGAATTTTGTTGAGTGTTGCTCAACTTCGGTTATCGTTGCGTCTCCCGTAACCGAAATGACCGACTGAAAGGAACCTGAATGTGACCGACCTGCAAATTGCGCGCCGCGCTGCGCGTGTTTTCCCGCCCCTGGCGTATGTGCCCAAGCACACGCGCCGCCACAACCAGCACGCATGGATGGACGCCGTGCGCAAGCTGGGCCCGAACTGGCGCGCTCTGCCCATCAACGGAGCGCCCCATGCCCAATGAGTTGAGTTTTGATGAACTTGCACGCGCCTGGTTCACCGCCAAGCGTGCCGAGGACCAGGCCAAAGCCAACCGCCTGCTGATCGAAGAACGACTCGCAACCGTCGTCGAGCGCAAGGACGAGGGCAGCACCACGCAGAAAACCGAAGCGTGGAAAGCCGCCGTGACCTTCAAGCTCAAGCGCACGATGGACGCGGCCATGTGGGACACGATAGCCCCGACCATCCCGGTCAACCTGCACCCCATCAAGGTGAAGCGCGAACTGGACGAGAAGGGCTTGAAATACCTGCAGCAAAACGAGCCGGAAATCTACAAGAAGATTGCTCCGTGCATCACCGTCGAACCGGCCAAGCCGTCGTTCGTCATCACACCACTTATCGCGGAGTAACCCTGTGGCAAAAGCAATGATTTTTATCACGGACCAAGAGGACGGCACCATCGAGGTGGGCGCCGACTTCGGGGAAAAAGTGGAGCCTGAAAGCCAGGCCCACGGCATGGCCCAAGTGCTGCTGCACTCGATTCTGTCGAATGCCAAGCACTACACGAACACTGAGGACACAGCGCCCGAGGTGAACGTGGAGCCTAGCAAGATCGTTTTGCCAAACTGAGCATCATGTTCTACACGTACATGCACACCCGCAACGACACCCGCCAGCCGTTCTACATCGGCAAGGGACGGGGCCAGCGCGCGTGGGCGTCACGGAGTCGCAATCAGCACTGGAAGAATGTGGTTCAGCGCCATGGACATGGTGTTGAGTTGCTGGCCCATTGGCCGACCGAAAAGGAGGCGTTTGAGCATGAGCGTTTCCTGATTGCGTGCATGAAGGACATGGGCATCAAGCTGGTGAACATGACCGACGGCGGTGAGGGTTCCAGCGGCTTCAAGTTGCCAGAGCAAGCGAAACAAAAACTTCGCGCTCTGCACCTTGGTAAGCGACCGACTGCGGAGGCTTTGGCGAAAATGTCAGCAGCCCACCGTGGCATTTCAAAGACCGAGGCCCACAAGGCTGCAATCGGTCGGGCGCACAAAGGCAAGGTTATACCCGGCCACGTGAAAGCGATCCTTTCGCAGAAAGCTACTGGACGAAAGCACACCGCAGAGTCGCGCATGAAGATGTCGGCGTTGCGCGCTGGAACGAAAGCGTCAGAGGCGGCTTATGAGTGCAAGCGTGTAGCTGTCGTGTGCGTTGAAACCGGCAAAGCCTACAAGTCGATTGCCGACGCCGCTGTGTGGCTTTGTGACGAAACAGCGTCTAGTGCCACCTTGTCGTCAATCACATCAGGAATATCCCGCCACCTGAACGGAAAACGAAGCCACACATACGGCTATCACTGGAAATTTAAGGAATAAACCATGGCATTCGACCTCGCATCCATCACACGCGGCAAACGCCTGCGTGCCCCCAAGATCGTGATTTACGGCCCGCCCAAGGTCGGCAAGTCCACGTTCGCCGCCAGCGCGCCCAATCCCATCGGCATCATCACCGAGGAAGGTTTGGACAACATTGACGTGCCCGCATTCCCCCAGGCCAAGACCCTGGCCGACGTGATGCAAGCCATCAGCACGCTGCAAAACGAGGCGCACGAGTTCCAAACCGTGTTTGTCGATTCGCTCGACTGGCTGGAGCCGCTGATCCTCGACCGTGTGTGCGCCGACAACAAGGTGACGAACATCGAACAGATCGGTTTCGGCAAAGGCTACATTTTTGCCGACGACCTCTGGAAGCAATTTTTCTACGCCCTGGACGGCCTGCGCAACAAGGGCATGACCGTCATCTGCATCGCCCACGAACAGGTCACAAAGGTGAAGAATCCCAGCCTGTCCGACGACTACGACGCCTTCTCGCTCAAGCTCAACAAGCGCGCAACCGCGTTGGTCAACGAGTGGGCAGACATCATCGGCTTTGCCAACCACGAGGTGCTGACCCGCCAGGTGGACCCGGCCAACAAGCTGAACAAGGACGTGAAGGCCATCAACACCGGCGCCCGCAAGCTGCACCTGAACCCGCACCCTGCGTTTGTCGCCGGCAACCGCTACGGTATCCCGGACACGCCGCTGTCGTGGGGTCACTTCGCCCAGGCCATGGTGGCCGCGATGCAAGCCCCTTCTGTTACCTCCTGAGTTTAGTTTTTCTCAACCCGCCATTACAAAGGAATCATCATGGCTTCATTATCCGGCTTCGACGCGAGCCAAGTCCCCGACGGCCCCGAACGCGGCGCCATCCCCGAAGGCCAGTACGTGGTCATTGCCGTGGCTTCTGAAATGAAGCCCACCAAGACCGGCACCGGCCAGTACCTGCAAATCACGTTCGAGGTGCTGGACGGTCCCCGCAAGGGCGCAAAAATCTGGTCACGCCTGAATCTGATGAACGCCAACCAGACCGCCGTGGACATTGCCAAGCGCGAACTGGCCGACATTTGCAAGGCCGTGGGCGTCATCCGTCCGAACGACAGCGCCGAGTTGCACAACAAGCCGCTGCTGGCCACGGTCGTGGTCGAGGTGGACGACCGCCGCCGCGAGAACAACAGCATTTCCAAGTACGAGGCGCTGAACGGCGGTGCACCTGGCGCAACGTTCGCCGCACCTCCAGCCGCTGCGCCGGTGGCCATGCCGTTCGCCATGGCTGGCCAGCAGCAACAGCCCCAGCAGCCCCAGCAGCCCGCCCCCGGCGTGGCCGCTGGCACCAACCCAGCTGCGCCCTGGGCCCGCTGACAGTTACGGGGGCGAAAGCGGATTCTGGCAACGCATCCAAGTCCCGCCTGCAGCGGGCACGTCAGTGCAGCGAGTACGCCCCCACCTTTTCCCTCAACCGCAACCAAGGAGATTCAAATGGGCCAACGCCTTTTCACCGACACCATTTCGCAGCTGCGCTACGGCACGCTGCTGGATGAACTCACCAGCGAACTGAACACGCTTGTCACCAAGTGCGAAAGCACCGGCAAGGCTGGCGAGTTGGTTCTGAAAATCAAACTCAAGCCTGGCAGTGGTGGCCAGATCGAAGTGTCTGACGACCTGGTGGTGAAGTCACCAAAGGAGCCGCGCGGCACGACCATCATGTTCTCGACCCCCGAGGGCAACTTGACGCGCGAGGATCCGCGCCAACTCAAGATCGAAGGCTTGCGCGCCGTCGATACCGCAACGGGTGAATTGAAGAAGGTCGGCTGATGGAGCCGGATGACACCCAAGAGAAAGACCAGCGAATCCCCATCGGTCCGCTGGACGTGTAACACCAATCTGAAAGTATCAAATGGAAACAAAATCTGACGCCCAAGTGGGCTTGAACGCCGGCTTGATGATCGCTGACGCTCGTTTTTTGAGTGGCGGTGTGCCTTACGTGATCGTGCCAGAAGGCGCGCGCTACGAAAGCCTGGAGCATGAACTGGCCAGCCCGCGCCGCAAGCATGGCAACACGACGCTGCGCGACGTGGCCAGCTTTGTCGCAGCCGTCACCGACCAAAAGACCGACAGCACCCGCTTGTACGGCTCGTACAACCCGCCCGCGTTCAAGGCCGTGTTCAACGACAACGCCGCAACCAGCGAGAACACTGCACCCACTTCCGCAGGCTGGCGTGACCACACCGCCACCTACGCCTGCCCGCTGTCGGTCGAGTGGAACACCTGGAAGGGCCAAGACGGCAAGCGCATGACGCAAGAGCAATTCGCGCAGTTCATTGAGAACAACCTGCCCGACATTGCGAACCCGCCAGCCGCCGACATGCTGGAAATCAGCCGTTCGCTCGAAGCCAAGAAGAAGGTCAACTTTGCCAGCGGCATCCGACTTTCTAACGGCCAGAACGAACTGGCCTACGAGGAACAGGTCAGCGGCACAGCGGCCAAGGGCAAGTTGGTCGTGCCCGAAGAATTCACCATCGGCATCCCGGTGCTGGAAGGTGGCGCGGCCTACGCCGTCACCGCGCGCCTGCGCTATCGCATCCAGGACGGTGGCCAACTGTCCATGTGGTTCGAGTTGGTGCGCCCACACAAGATCCTGGAGGACGCCGTAAAGAACGTCTGGACGCAGATTGAGGCCGGCACCGGCATGACCATTTTGAACGGGAGCCCCGCGTGAACCAGAACCCCAACATCACCATCACCATGCCCCTCGACATGGTGAACCTGTGCCTCGAAGCCCTGGGCGAACTCCCGGCCAAGCGCACGTTCGACGCCATCGTCATGCTGCGCGGCACGGCCCAGCAGCAAATCCAGGCTGCGCAGCAGCTCGACGCGGCCAGCGCCATGTTGAACCCTGCGCCTGAGCCGGTTGCGGCACCCGCCGAAGCTCAGGGAGACGCAGCATGACCACGCCCACCCGCATTTACATCGTCACTGACAAGGTGGTGGGCAGCGAACAACTGGTGCGCGCCGCCAGCCAGGCCCAGGCCGTGAGCCGCGTTGTGCGCAGCCAGTTCGAGGCCGAGTTCGCCAGCCAGGACGACATCGTGCGCATGCTGTCGGCCGGCGCGAAGGTGCTGGAACCCGAAGCGGATCCGTTGATCGCTGGCCTGACGGCGGGGGTCACGCAGTGAGCGGCGCCATCTACATCGGCACGAAAGTCGTGCACGCCGAACCCATGACGCGCCTGGAATACAACGCCTACCGCGGTTGGACTATGCCAGCCAACGAGGACGGCGCGGACGCGGGCTACCTGGTCGAGTACCGCGACGGCGGCAAAGCCAACATGCCCGACCGCAAGGGCTACGTGTCCTGGAGCCCGGCCGAAGTGTTCGAGCGGTCCTACCGCTTGACCAACGACAACATGGCTTTCGGTGAAGCGATCGAGGCCATGAAACAAGGCTGTCGCGTGCAGCGCGAGGGCTGGAACGGCAAGGGGATGTGGCTTTCGATCAGCCACCCCAAGCCAGCGGTGGTGCTTGCGGAGAACTTCTGGAGTCCGAACAACCGCGAGTACGCCAACCAGCAAGGCGGTTACGCAACCGTCCTGCCCAGCATCACTATGAAAACCGCCACTGGCGAAATTCTGATGGGCTGGCTGGCCAGTCAGACCGACATGCTGGCCGAGGACTGGAGGATCGTGCAATGACAACCGACAACCAAATCGAAACCGAACTGCAGGCTAAAGGTTTGACCGCGCCGCGCATCACGCTCGCCGACATTGAGGCAAACATCGTCAGCGAACACTATTTCTCTGGTGATGTGGCCAAACGCATTGTGCGCGCTGGCCCCGCTGCCCTGCCTGGTGGTTTGTCAGCAGAACAAACGACGCCCGATTCGCTGCGCCTGCTGACTTTCTGTGTTCTGGTCCTGCGCAATGGCTTCACCGTCACCGGTGAATCTGCCTGCGCCAGCCCGGAAAACTTCGACGAAGTGATTGGCTTCAAAGTGGCCCGCGCGAATGCAGTCAACAAGGTGTGGCCGCTGATGGGTTACGCGCTCAAGGAGAAGCTGGCCGCGCAACCCGCCGCCGACTTCCTGGCCGGCACCAAAGCCTGCGACCTGTCTGGCGAAGGAGCCTGCGAGTCCTGTCAGTAAGGCTCGATGCCCAAACGCTGGGCCAATGCGTGACAGCCGGGAGAGTACCGGCGCCATCACAGAAGCGGCGGCGTGGAAGGACACGCGAGGTGGGTTTCATGGCCGGGGTGGGCTGCAATCCCACTGGTGCCCGGATTGGGTTCGACTCCCAGCACCTTTGCAATAGCCGGAATCAAGCCCGGCCCGCTTCTGTGATGGTGAATGCGCAGGCTGATGCGCAAATGTCGCGTGTGGCTAAGAGTGCTGAGACTGATATATCAGGGACGACCGGCTTACCTGTGATTCAGAGGCCCGACCGGCTGCAGCACCACTAAGCGTCACGCCGGAGTTCAGCACCGGCCACCATCAACTTTTTGCAACACCGTAACTTGGAGTCTTTTTTATGGCAAACCTAGAACCCTTCATGGCCGACCCGACGCTGGCCGCAGTGGACGCGGCCATCGAGGCGAAGGCCAAGCTCGACAAGCCCCGGCCGTACTTGGGCATGTCGGCCGTCGGCAACTCGTGCAAGCGCGCGCTCTGGTACACGCTGCGCTGGTCCAGCAAATCGAACTTCGACGCCGAGACGCTCAAGCGTTTCGACGACGGCCACCGCGGCGAGGATGTGCAGGCCGCGCGCCTGCGCCTGGTGCCACAACTCGAACTGGCGACGTTCGACATCATCACCGGCAAGCAGTTTGCGTGCGTGGACCTTGGCGGTCACTTCCGTGGCCACCTCGACGGCAAGATTAAGGGTTTGCTGCAGGCGCCCAAGACGCCGCATGTGTGGGAACACAAGCAGGTGGGCGAAAAGAAGTTCGACGAAATGACCAAGCTCAAGGCGAAGCACGACGAGAAGGACGTGCTGGAGAAGTGGGACGCCACCTACTACGCCCAGGCCCAGCTTTACATGCACTACCAGAAGATCGACCGCCACTACCTCACCGTGGCCACGGCTGGCGGGCGCAAGACGCAAAGCGTGCGCACCGAATACAACCAGGTCGAGGCGTTCAAGATCATCGCCAAGGCTGAAAGCATCATCTTCTCGCCTGAGCCCCCGCCGCGCATCAGCGAGAACCCCGCATGGTTCGAGTGCAAGTGGTGTTCGCACCACGACGTTTGCCACAGCCAGAAGGTGCCCGAACTGTCCTGCCGCACCTGCGTGCACAGCACGCCAGAGCGCGAGGGCGATGGCGTGTGGTCGTGCGCCAAGTACAAGCAGGCGATCCCCACCGACTTCCAGCGCACCGGCTGCAAAGAACACTTGCCACTGCCCTACCTGGTGCCGTTTGCCGAGGCGGTGGACGCGGGCGAGACGTGGATCATGTTCAAGCGCAAGGACACCGGCAAGGTGTTCGTGGTGGGCGACCCCGGCACGCTAGAGTGTGCGCGCGAATCGGTCTACACCTCGCAGGAGTTGAGTGCCTCGAAAGATCACCGCGCCATCGGTGACGACCAGATCGAACAGCTGCGCGCGCAGTTCCAGGGCTCGACCATTGTTGGGTGAAGTCATGCCCTACCGCAGCATCCCCCAGCCCATAGCCGACTCGCAGTGCTTGGGTAAAACCCCATTTGCCGACGTGATACGCGCCCGCGAGGTGGCACACAAACAGTCCCAGCGCCGAGACATCGCCGCCGTGGCTTACAAATGCGCCGTGTGCCACTTTTGGCATGTGGGCAGCAACAACAGGATGGAGAAGAAGTTTCGGGGGGCCAGCAAGTGAAGTTACGCCCCTACCAGCAGGGCAGCATCGACGCCCTGTACGACTATTTCAGCCGCCACACCGGCAATCCGCTGATCGTGTTGCCCACCGGCACCGGCAAGAGCGTTGTCCTGGCCGGGTTCATCAAAGGCGCCATCGACGCCTACCCGTCCACACGCATCGTGGTTCTTACGCACGTCAAGGAACTGATCGAGCAAGACGCAAAAGCCATCATCCGTTATTGGAACGAGGCGCCCATCGGTGTGTGGTCGGCCGGGCTCAGGCAAAAGCGCATGGACCAGATCACGGTGGCCGGGATCCAGTCGGTGCACCGCCTGCCGACCAAGTTTGGCGACACCGACATCGTGATCATCGACGAGGCCCACCTGATGCCCAGGAACTCGGAAACGATGTACCGCCGATTCATCGACGGGATCCTCAAGCACAACCCGCGCATGAAGATCGTCGGCCTGACCGCCACGCCATTCCGGGTTGATTCCGGGCTGCTGACCGAAGGCACCACCCGCGTGTTCACCGACGTGGCCTACGACGCCAAAGTGGCCGACATGATGAAAGAGGGCTACCTCTGCCCGCTGGTCAGCAAGGGCGGCAAGACCAAGCCCGACTTGTCCGGTGTGCACACCCGCGGGGGCGACTACGTGCCCGGCGAGTTGCAGGACGCCATGGACAAGGCGCATCTGATCGAGGGCGCGCTGGACGAAATCGACCATTACGCGGCCGAGCGCAAATCCATTCTTGGGTTCTGCGCCGGTGTGGAACACGCCAAGCACTGCGCCGAAGCTGCGCGCACTCGTGGCATCGCCGCCGAGTACGTGGACGGGTCCATGGCCAACGGCCAGCGCGACCGCATCATCAACGACTTCAAGACCGGGCGCACGCGGATTCTGTTCAACGCGATGATGCTCACGACCGGGTTTGACCATCCGGCGCTCGACTGCCTGGTGTTGCTGCGCCCGACCAAATCCACCGGCCTGTACATGCAGATCATGGGGCGCGGCACCCGGCCGGTGTACGCACCCGGCCACGACCTCGACACCATCGACGGGCGCCTGGCCGCAATCGCGCAAGGCTCGAAACCCAACTGCCTGGTGCTGGACTTCGCCGGCAACATTTCGCGGCACGGGCCCATCGACCAAATCAAGATCAAGCCCAAGCGCGAGAAGGACGAGGACGCCGTGAGTGTGGCGCCCGTGAAAGAGTGCCCCGACTGCCACGAGCTCGTGCACACCAGCGTGATGCTGTGCCCAGGATGCGGCCACGAGTGGCAACGCGGCGCCGCGCACGACACCGAAGCGTCAGACCTGCCCGTGGTAGCCGCGCTCCAACCGCCGCGAACGTTCATTGTGGACAGCGTGATGTACCAGGCCCACGAGAAGCCCGGCAAGGCACCCAGCCTGCGTGTCACCTACTTTTGCGGCATCCAGTCGTTCGACGAGTGGGTGCCTATTGAGGACGACCGGCCGTTTGTGCGCAAGCACGCCGTGTCGTGGTTCTGGAAGCGCGGAATGATGTGCCCGGCCACGGTGGCCGAGGCGCTGTCCCTGCAATCGCGCATCCCACACACCCAGCAAGTCAGCGTGAAACTCGACGGCAAGTATTGGAAGGTCGTCGATAGCGTCGTCAATCACTCCATCCCATCACCATTTCAACAACCGAAAGTAGCAGCATGAGTTTTGAGTTACACCATGGCGATTGTCTCGACGTGTTGCGCGCCATGGCCGACAACAGCGTGGATGCGGTGGTGACAGACCCGCCCTACGGCATTCGCTTTATGGGGAAAGCCTGGGACGGCGCCGACATTGAGGCGCGCGTGGCCGACCGCCAAGCTGCATCCAGTCACTCCCCGTGCGCTGGCCCCAACGGCGGGCACAAAAGCGTGGCGGCAGAAGCCGGCAAATACGACACCAGCCTGACCGCCAACCAGGCGTTTCAGGAATGGACGCAAGAGTGGGCGAAAGAAGCCTTGCGCGTACTGAAACCAGGCGGATATCTGCTGTCTTTTTCATCGACCCGCACCTACCACCGCATGGCGTCTGGCGTTGAGGATGCTGGTTTCGAGGTGCGCGACCAGATCGGCTGGATGTTCGGCTCAGGCTTCCCGAAATCGCACAACGGCGAGTGGGGAGGTACCGCGCTCAAGCCAGCGTGGGAGCCCATTGTCATGGCCCGCAAACCGCTGATTGGGACGGTTGAGGCCAACTGGCGGGCCCACGGCACCGGCGCGCTGAACATTGATGGGTGCCGGGTTGCCCATGTGACGGTTGGTGACGGCAACCTCGCTCTGAACCCTCACCTCAGAGCGCATATTAACGGCGGCAACGGTGGTCACATCATTGCCAATGAACCAGATCGCCGCGTCGTGACCCCGAACCAGTCTGGCCGCTGGCCAGCGAACTTGATTCACGACGGCAGTGACGAGGTGGTGGCGCTGTTTCCCGCAAATGCTGGCGCACAGTCGCCAGTCAAGGGCACAGAGCGCAGCGCCGCGTGCGAAGGCAATATCACGGGCGAACGCTCCCGAGTGCCGGGGCAGTTCCACGCCGACAACGGCAGCGCCGCCCGATTCTTCTACTGCGCCAAAGCCAGCCGATCCGACCGCAACAGCGGGATGCCAGACCCCGGCCCACAGTTCAAGCAGGGCAGCACCTTACGTGACGCCGAAAACCTAAATGCAGCAAACGGCAGGAAGGGCAACCACCACCCCACCGTGAAGCCCACCGACCTGATGGCTTACCTGTGCCGCCTGGTCACGCCACCAGGCGGTACCGTACTGGACCCGTTCATGGGCAGCGGTAGCACCGGCAAAGCCGCGATGCGCGAGGGCTTCCGGTTTATTGGCATCGAGCGTGAAGCGGAGTATCTGCAAATCGCTCAAGCGCGCATCAGTTCGGCCTACGAATTGAGCAAATCTCAACCTTCTCAACTTAACTTATTGGACGCAGCATGAACTCAGACAAAGCCCTCAACGTACTCGCCGCTGGCGTAATCCTGCAGGAAGCCTGCCACGGCGCAGCGCGCACGGCTGGCTGGTGGATCAACCCGAAAACTGGCGAATCCATCACCACGAATCCCTACTGTTTCAGCAACAAGCTGATGCTCACCGTATCGGAGCTGTCCGAAGCGATGGAGGGCGACCGCAAGAACCTGATGGACGACAAACTTCCGCACCGCGAAATGCGCGAGGTGGAACTGGCCGATGCCGTCATTCGCATCTTCGACTTGGCCGGCGCCTACGGCATGGACCTGGGCGGCGCCATTGCCGAGAAGATGGCATTCAACGCGCAGCGGCCCGACCACAAGCTGGAACACCGCCAGGCTGCAGGTGGGAAGGCGTATTGAGCATGAAAGTCCTATTCCTCGACATCGACGGCGTGCTGAACAGCGCGCGCACTTGCCTTGCCCACGGTGGCTACCCGCATGAGTTTGGCCCGACTCACATGGCCATGTTCGACACCACCGCCGTGGCCCTGATTCGCGGCCTGTGCAAAACGGCTGGCGTCAGCGTGGTGGTTTCGTCGGCCTGGCGCATCACGCACACATGGCAAGAGATTGGCGCGGGTCTGGACTTGCCGACCATCGACAGCACCCCCCGGCTGGTCGGGCCGCGTGGCGCCGAGATTCAGGCGTGGCTTGACGCGCATCCCAGTGTGACCATGTACGCCATCGTGGATGACGACAGCGACATGCTGCCCGAACAGGCGCCAAACTTCGTGCAAACCAGCGGGTTCGAGGGGTTGAGTTTTTCTAACTTCGAGCGCCTGTGCGCACTGTTTGGGGTGGACAAATACGACGTTGGCGCCCCCGAACGGATGCGAATTGCCAGCGCCGAGAAACTGGAATGGAAGGATGCAGCATGACCACCATCGACCAACCCGACCCCGTGCAACGCGAACTCTTGGCCGATGCGGTCAGCCTGGTGCAGAAAGCACGGGCCAGGGGCTACGTGCTGACAGTTGAAACAACGCCGTGTGAACCGCTGGCCATGGGGCATTACCTACCCGTCGTCACCGTGCGCGAGGCGCGGGAGATTTACCGGAGCCCCAAATGACCGAACCCATCAAAGCCGGCGACCTGGCTGAAGTCGTGTGGGGACTGCAGGGCGAGAAAAGCCCAAACCTTGGATTGATCGTCAAGGTGGTGGCCCTCGCCGGTGAACACTCTTTCTACGGGCGCATCTGGCGCTGTGATGCCGAGTACGCCACGCGCGGACAGCCTGGCGTCGAGGTGCCGGGCGGTATGACCGACTTCGCGCAGTCCTGGCTGCGCAAGATCGACCCGCCTGCTGGGCCGGAGGTGACGCGCACAAAGGAGGTGGATCATGCTGCGTGAGTTCACTTGGCGCGTCATCGCGTACATCGTCACCCGGCCTGCTGTTACCGACTGGCTTATCCAGCGCGCGCAGCGCACGCCGTACAGCAACATCACCAGCCCGACCGACGGTTCGCTCTACATGGGCCGGTGGTGGTTGTTCAACCCGTACCCGGCAAAGTCCGACGGGCGCCGCCGTCGCTGGGGCGACTGGTTGCCCAGCATTCGCATCCACCACATCGTGCGGCCTGACGGCGACCGCCACCTGCACGATCACCCGTGGAACGCGCGAACCATCATCTTGCGCGGGTGGTACAGCGAAGAATTGCCGGAGACGCCGAACTGGCGCCGGTGGCATTTCCGTTCGCGGGGCTACACCGGCCGTTTGCTTTTCGGCCAGTTCCATCGCATCGACGAGGTGGCCACAGGTGGGGCGTGGACCATGTTCATTACTTGGGGCTACCGCGGCACATGGGGATTCGAGGTGGACGGCAACAAGGTGCCGTGGCGCGAGTACCTTGAGGTGGACCAGTGAAACGCATCTTCATCTGCGCCGAGAACGTCCACCAGGCCCGCGCGTTGGCCGAAGCGCATGACCTTCGCCTGTCGGCGTGGACGTATTTGAGCGGGCCTGAACGCCTGTTTGGTGCGCGCCAGCCGCTGGTGTGGTTGTGGGGCACCTACCACCGGCACCCGTACTGGCGCGAGTTCCAGACGCTTTTCAAGACCGTCCAAGCCAGGGTGTTCGCCGTGCTGGACGACCGAAATACATGATCCTGCCGCGCCTGATTCGCTTCCGGGACGCGCCCGCCTACTTGGGCATGGACCGCAACCGCTTTAACGCCGAAGTGCGCCCGCACATCACAGAGGTGCCGATGGGCGTGCAGGGCGTGGCTTTTGACCGGCTTGACCTCGATGCGTGGGTCGATGAATATGTGCGCCGGAATGGCCGTGCCCCGGCAACCAAAGGAGACAACTCATGGGGCACAAACGAGTCGCCGGCCTCCGAAAAGCCGGTGGAGTGTGGCACATCCAGAAGCAGATCAAGGGCTATGGCGTCCTTCGAGAAAGCACTGGAGAAACGAGCCTCGAAGAAGCCGAACGGTATTTGATTCACCGGCTTGAGGAAATTCGCAAGCAGACGATGTACGGGCACCGGCCGGTGCGCTACTTTGCCGACGCCGCTGCCAAGTTCGTGACAGAGGACGAAACCAAAGGTGCGGACGACAACGCGGCGTGGCTCAAGCAGGCCGTGAAGCACATCGGCACTCAACCGTTGTCCAATGTGCACGATGCTACCCTGGCGCCGTTCGTGGCGTGGTGCCGGGCCAAGGGCGACAAGAACAAGACCATCAACAACAAGCTGGGCGTGGTGCGGCGCGTGCTTAACTTGGCCGCGCGGCGCTGGCATGACGACCGGACGGGCATTACCTGGCTCGAAACGCCGCCGCTGATCACGATGCTGGACAAGAAGGACGCCCGACCGCCCTACCCGCTGTCGTGGCGTGAACAGGCTTTCTTCTTCCCGATGCTTCCCGACCACCTTCACACGATGGCTTTGGTGCTGGTGCACACCGGCATGCGCGAGGCCGAGTGTTGCGGCCTGCGTTGGGAATGGGGACAGGACGACGGCACGTTTGTTTTGCCAGCCGACGCAACAAAGACCGGCCAGGAGCGGGTCGTGGTGCTGAACGCGGTGGCCAAGCGGGTGATCGACGGCCAGCGCGGCAAGCACAAGGAATGGGTGTTCACGTTTCGCGGCGAACCGGTGGGCAAGGTGAACAACACAGCTTGGCAGAACGCCCGCAAGAAAGCGTCGGCCAAGTACGAGGAACACTTTGGCCGGGCCTGCCCCGACGGGTTCCGCACCTTGCACGTCCACGACTTGCGCCACACGTTCGGGCGCCGGTTGCGCGCTGCAGGTGTGTCGAACGAGACGCGCCAGGATCTGCTGGGCCACAAGAACGGCAACATCACCAGCCACTACTCGGCCGCTGAACTGGCCGAACTGGTGGCCGCTGTGACGTTGATAGAGTCCGGTGACAGCGCGCCACTGCTGCGCCGGGTTGCATGATGACTCTGCAAAAATCCTGCAACGCCCAAAATGAAAAAGGGCTGCATCGCTGCAACCCTTTGATTTTTGGCGCGCCCGGCAGGATTTGAACCCACGACCCCCTGGTTCGTAGCCAGCTTGGGGCGTCGTAAGTGATTGATTTACCGGGCAACGGCCATTCCCCCTTTGCACGGTTTTGCAGGACTGTGCATCACCAATCCTGCAAAAAGTCTGCAACCCACCGTCCGTCGGGCGAGGTTGGACAAAGCCGCCACATCCTACCGTTGTCCACCTACGTAGACGACAATGCGCGGGCTTTTTCCCGACCCACTCTCCCCATGCCCGCCCAAAGAGCCAAGCGACTGCTGATGGAAAGCTATCAACTCGCGGGTTTGCAAGTTCAGGAATTTTGCCTGCAAGCCCTCATGCGTGCGTACCTCGGCCCCGGCCCCATCCCGCTGACACCGGACGAAGAACTCAAGGCCATGCCCTTTTTGGTGCGGCTGGCCGGCTTGCTGAAACACTCCGTCCAGGAACACGGCACCCTCTACGACTTCGGGAAGCGCGCGGCCGTGGTGTGTGAACCCGGAGGATTGGCGCCCAGGCTGACCGCCATGCTCAACCTGATGCAGTCCGAACAGCAAAGCGTCGGCCAGGCGATTGACGAACTCCAGCAGCTGCGCGACACGGTGCATGTGTTGTTCACGCACCTGCGTGCCGTCAAGGCTCAGAACGACGCCAGCATTGCCAGCGTCTCGTCGCTACTCAACGGCGTCGAGCCCTTCGGCCACCCGGCCGCGCATTTCCTTGGGCGCCGTCTTGAGTAGGCGCTGCTCGGGCGGCAGGTAGAGCGTTCGCACGGCGCTGGTGATCTGCTTGCCGCTGATCTGAATGGGCGTGTCCGGGTTGCGGCGGTTCCAGTCCTCCAGCTTTTTCTCGGCTTTCTTTACCATGTCGGCATCGTTTTTCTTGATGCCGCGCGCCCACATCGCCACGATGTCGGCCTCGGTGTTCTTGGCCAGGGCGATGTCCTGCTGGATGGGTGAGTTGGTGCGGAACTGCTGCGCCCGGCTGGTCGGGTTGAAACCGATCATCTTCCCCGCCGCCTCGGTCTTGCTCACCTCTGTGGCGAACCGGCCGCGGTAATCGGTGGCCTCGCCCGTCTTGAACATTTCCGTGCCTTGCAGCAGGTTTTTGACGGCAATCGGGGCCACCGCCTCGGTCATCTTCCCGGCGTTGCCCGACACGGCGGCGTCGTAGGCGTCACCGACCATCGACACCAGCCCGCCAGCGGGGCCAAGCACTTCCAGCGCCTGGCGCCCACGGTTGTTCTCGTCGCTCGGGCGCAGCGCGGCCGTGCCGGGGAGCATGTTGCCCAGGCCCATGCGGCCTGAGAAGTCGATGGGCAGCAGGGTGGACACACCATAGAGCGCGAAGTCGGAACCGGCCTTGCCAAACAATTCCTTCATCAGCGCCCGCTTGTCGCGGCGCATGTTGGTGTTGTAGCCAAGAATCTGGCCGATGGTGTCGATGATGTCGTCCAAGTCCTCCATGAACGGGATGCCTTGGGATCCGCCCAACAGCATCAGCACGCCCAGCATCAGGGCTGCTGCGCGTTTGCCCTCGGGACCACCCGACTTGATCATGCGCGACAGCAGTTCGATGTACATGATCTTGTACTGCGAGAACGTCAGCAGCACCCGGCCGGTGGCGCCGCGCGCCCAATTGGGCCGGTTCACCTTGTTGTAGATGCCTTGCGTCTCGTTGACCGCCTGCACCGCGAAAGCGTAGGGGTCGCGCTCTTTGCGTTGCTGCGCGATGTCCCACGCGGCCATGAAAGCCACCTTGCGGTTGACCGACTCGACAGCGGAGAACATCGAGCCCCACAGCGTCAGGAAGGCGGTGAACCGGGTGCGCGCCTCGTCGCCACCCTGTTTCACGTACTTGCCGACACCGGGCAGGCGCCCCAGCTTGTTGGTCAACCCGGCCGCGATGGACTGCGCGCCCACTTGGTACAGGTGGAAAATCTCCTGCGCGTCCACGATGCCCTCTTGGCCGGCGCGTTTCAGCGCCTCGCGCAGCACCGGGTCGGAAATCTCTTTTCGCCCGATGACCTTGGCCATGGCCTTGCTGACAGCCGCGCCCGCGTTGGCCGCGCCGTACTGCGACAGGTAGGGCAGCGTCATCGTCAGGCTTTGCGTCGAGTTGATCGCCGCCGACGCGACAGAACCGCCCAGGAACCAGGCGAACATCACGCCAGAAATTGGCGCGGCCGGGTCGCTCGGGTCCGTCAGGAACTTCTTGAGTTTGATCGCCTCGTCCTTCACGTCGCCCTTGCGGTTGGGAATGAACCGCACCGCGTTGTTCAGGTCGCGCAGGTAGTACCGCTGTGCAGCAAACCGGCCGTTGCTGGTGATGAAGCTCGACAGCACGCGGGTCAAGTCCTCGTCGTAACCGGCGATGTTCTTGCGCTCCAGGCGGCGCTTGAGTGCCGACCGCTCAGTCAGGGCGTTTTGGTAATACTCTTTGGCCACCTTGTCGGCGCCCACTTCCAGGGCGAACAGTTCCAGCGTCTCGGGTGAGATACCGGCGAACAACTGGTTGGCCTGTTCGCTTTTCACGCCGGGCTGGGTGACGCGCACCAAGTCGTCGTCCTTGAACTGGTCGCGCAGCTTGATGTACTGCGCGCGGGCCTCGGCTTCCGTCTCGAACTGGCCGAAGTATTCCGTCACCGCGTTTCCGTCCTCGTCGCGCTCAATCAGGCCGGTGGTGGGGTCGATGCGTTGCGCCAGCACCGTGTACCGGCCGAAGCGCATCAGCGGCGCGTAGCCAGCCTCTTTGAGTTGCGCCACGCGCCCAAACACCGCTTCCAGCTTCGTCAGCGTGGACTGGTGGAAGTCGAGCGATTCCTGCAAGCTGGCCTTGCCCTCGTCGGTGGCCTTGACCATCGCGCGCTCGATCATGCGCATCTGCTTTTGGATGGAGCCGACCAGCAGGCTTTCGGCATCGCGCGGGTTGTCGATGATCTGCTTGCGAATCTGGCGGTTGGTCACGATGACCTGGGCCAGACCGTAGGCTTCCGACGCAGCCACTTCGTCGAGGCTGGCGTCGATGGCCGCGCGCGCCTGGCGGTACAGCGCCACACCGGCGTCGGTCAGGCCGAACTGACTGCGAAGCTCGGCCTCGCTCCACACCTTGCCCTGAATGACAGAGCCGCCGTCCAGCGTGCCCTCGAAGATGGCGCGCGTGACCTGTTTCATTTCCTTGCTGGAACGGTTGCCGAAAATCAGCGTCTTGGCTGCGGCGCCCGCGTCGGTGACTTTGTGCAGGATGCCGGGCGCCAACTCGGCCGGCCGGATCGAAGTGAGCGAAACCTCGTTCTGCATGGCCAGCGCCAACTTAAACACCTTGGCGTAGTCCTCGTCCTTGGTGGCCTTTTGGTACTGCGTTTGCAGCGACTTGGCCAGCAGTCCGTATGTCTCGGCCTTGCCGATGACTTCCTCCTGCACGCTGTCGGTGATGTCGCGGACGTTGCGGGAGAAGGCCGCGGGGTCGTCCATCGACCGATCCAGCGCAGGCACACCATCCAGCCCGGCCGTCTCGGTGCGGCCGCGCTGCACGAAGTCACGGGCCGGGATGATGAAGTCCCGGATGATTTCGGCGTTGGTCAGGCGCAAGTCGCGCAGTGCGGGAATCTTGCGCAGCCAGGCGCGGATGACGGCCACGGCGCGCTGAACCACGTCAAGCTCGGGCTTGGACTGCGCCAAGTCGGCCAGCACTTCCTCGGCAGCTTCGCGGGCCTGCTCGGGCTTGGCCATGTCCAGGCCGTACAGCTTGGCCTTGGCTTCTACCGCGGCGCGCTGGTCTTTGGCCACCCGGTCGAGGATGCCGTTCAACTGGTTGCCGTACAGCTTGCGCAGGCCGTAGTGGCCCAGCGCTTCGTGGAACAGCACGTTCATGACCGAACGGGGCGATGCCAGGGTGTCGGCCACCAGGTAGACAGTCCCAGCGTGATAAAAGCCGTCGGGGGTGCCCACGGCACCGCCCTCGTTCTGGCGCTCGTACACCGCACGCACAGCGGCCGGGATCGCGGCCGACTGCATGTTGGCCACCACCTCGACGCGCGGGCCGTTGGTCCACCGGCTGGTGACGACCTCGGCCATCTGGCGCACACCGGCAACCGTCAGCCCGCCCACCTTGTTCGAGCGTGAAAACGATGCCGCTGCGCCCATGAACTCTTTGAGTGCGGCGTCGAGCCCGGCTTTGCGCAGGGCTTCGCGCTGGCTTTCCAGTGCCGTGGTGACGGCCTTCTTCTGGTCGGCCGGCACGTCCGGGCCTTTGGCAATCAGCGCGCGCTGCACGCCGCGGTAAT